CGACCTCTCCAAGCGTGCGCCATCTGCCGTCCTTCATGCAGGCATAGACCCGGCCCAGCTGGCCCGTCAGTCTGGATTCGTCAAAGTCTGGATCATAAGTCTTGCCATCAAACTGGGGACGCGATGCCGCCCAGCTGAACAGGTCATTAACCTCATTCGCTCTCATCATCTTCCTGCCACGGAGATTGGTATTGATTGCAGCCAGTGCGGAAATCCATGAACGAGATCAGGAGATCAAGCTTGCGCGCCTGCTCCTGGTGTTCCGGTGTAAGGTTGCGGACGCACATGTCGTTCACACAGTTGCTGTCGCAGAATGATCGGTCCAGATAACAAAGGCTCACGGCTCACCTCCAAGGGCGCGGCGGGCGGCTTCGGAGGCGATAAAGTAGCCGTCCTCCATGCCAGCAAAAGTCTTGCTTTCAATATCGCTAAGCGGGTTGTCATCCATCCAGCCCACAAACGGCGAACCGGCGGCGATTTCCATCAGCGCCTCCCGTAATTTGTTGTAAGAATTTTCAAGGTCGGAGCGGCTCAACGTCACCATGTCGATTTCGGCACAGGTGCGGGTGTTCCAGCGCGAAATGGATTTGCTGGGATGTCCGTGCGGGCCTTCAGCCAAACACTCGCAACAGACCACTATGGTGTAAGCTCCATGTCCGTTGGTGGATAACTCGTGACTTCCGCAGAACGGGCACGGCTTGCAGGCATTGAGATCAACAGTCACGATCAAAGTCCTCCCATTCTTGGGCCTCTGAAACATCGTCTTCCTGATCGGGAATATTTCGCATGTCAGATGCGTTTAAATCCCCGGATGTTCCCGAGCGGTAATTTGTCCGAAGTGTGCGGTTTTCTTCGGACAGCCTCGCGTTCTCAGCCTCTGCTGCGCGGAGGGCGGTGGCTACGGCGCGATAGAACTGCACGTCTTCGCAGCGGATCACGGCCATGATGCCGTTGTCATACTCGCCGCCGTCCATCCGCTTCTGTGCGTCGATTGCGATCCGCAGTCGTTCCTCAGCCTCAGCTATCAGGTCTGCGCTCTGGCTAGGGGCGGTGTGCACCATAGGTGACACGCCGGGTTGTGCATCATCCTGCACTTTGCGGAGATTGGGGGCGCCATTCTCCGCAACATAGGCGGGCACTCTGTCAGGATACGCATCGGCATAAGCCTGCATCCATTCCAGGGGCATGGGTTCGTCAGTGACTCCACCGTCTGGGGTGTTCATTCTTCACCTTTCACAAGGCTGATGACCAGGTAGGCCACAACAAAGGAGAGCGCTACGGTGATGAGGAACGTCACAGCCAGAACACCAGTGCAGTGACGATCACTAGGCCCAGCACCACACCCTCAATGAGAATGCGGGCTACTTGCGGCCCGGTCATGGTGCCAAAGATGCCGTAGTTCTTCTGCTTGGGTACGTAATTCCACATAACGTGTCTCCTCTGTTGTGTTAATTTATCGCGGGAAAGTTAACCGATCCCTAAAACGGAATCTCTGAATCGTCATCTCGGCTGGTCGGCACACGCTTGACGAAAGCGGGCTTGATCGACCCGGCCAGCATGGTGCCAGACTTCTCCCAGAAGCTGACTTCCCACTTGATGCCGTCTTGGTCGGTGTACGTGCCGCGCCAGTCAGGGGCCTTGGGGTTGGTCTTGGTCTTCTCCTTGAACACGGAGATGTCGCCGGGGCGTTGTTCGTAAGCCATTAGGTCCTCGCAAAAGCTCGCTCGTTAGATTGAAGGGTTCTCCAGGCTTCGAAGGTGGCACTGGCTGCGTCCCTCCGATCCTTGGCGGTGAAATAGGTCTCGGCGTTGAGCCGGTATAATGTCAACGCTTCCTGGTAGGCTTCAGATCGAAGAGCGTCCCGCTCTCTGCCTGCTTCGGTGGTTGCGTTTGACTGGCCGGCGGCTTGAGCGAGAACGACCTTGAGGTGCTTTTCGCTCCACTCGTAAGCCGCTCTTGCCCGCGCTGCGTCGGGGGATTGGAGGATGGCGAGACAGTGCCTGACGGTCTTATCGTCCACACTGAACTCGGCCATAGTCTGGTTGCCTCCGCTATTCATGCCTCGGCCAATCGGTCCAGGATCTCGTTCCGGCGTTTCTCCACCTCATTGGCAGCAGCGTCGGGCCAGCTGGCCGGCATCTGACCCCAGAACCGCTCCATCTTGGCCCACCACGTGTCGAGATCCTGTTCGGTGTCGCAGCCGTTGATGGCTGCCATGATGCGGTCCCAGTCGCCGTCCTTCTTGGCCTGTGCGCTGGACTTCTTGGCTGCCGGAGCTGGGCCAGATGCCGCGTTGCCGTCATCATCCTCCGGTGCGGCGCCGGTCATAGCCAGCAGGCTATAGCGCCTGGCGTAGGTGGTGGCCGATCCAATGCCTTGCGGATCCCGCTTGCTCACCGGCATACGCATGACGTGAGTGAGGCTATCGCCCGACACGTGCATTAGCACCGTGGTAAGGATCAGTTGCTCACCGTCAAAATCGGGCATCTGGAGGACGGAGATCCCCGCCTCATTAAGTGCTGGGATGGTGGCTTCTACCACCGCCGCCAGATCGGCATACTTGCTACGGAACGCAGGGTTCGTCGCCTGCTTATAGACTGGGTAAGTGGCCTTCTGCGCGGCGACCAGCGCCTTTGCGAATTCAGGGGTCATGAGCACTTCTTCCAATTGATTGCAGCGGTCAGCGCTGCGTTGAGTTCATCGCGAAGGACAAGAATGCGGGCGGCGTTGAGCTTGTCGTTAGCCTGGAACGCAGCGCGGCATTCATCGGCCCACAAGTCATCCAGAAACTCAGCCTGCCAAGCCTGCAAGCGAGCGCCGTTCCACATCACGTCACCACCACTGTGCCAGATCATCACAGCCCCCGCCCAGCTTGACCGGCCAGCAATGCGCTCTCGCGCCGGCGGTCCATCTCGTAGTCGTAGGCATCGCTGGCTTCAGCGTCAGCCTCACCAGCCCAAGCTTCCAGATCGCAGTGCTCGAGGATGTTGGCGAACAATTGCTGGATGTCCTTCGACCGCACGTCCACGCCTTTCATCAAGCTGTGCGTGATGTGCACATATTTCTTGGTCACCGGGTCGGTCTTGCCTTCCAGAATCCCGATATCAAGCACCTCATGGTCATAATAGCCCTCGTGGCGATTGTGTGTGGCGCTGATGCCGACGGACAGTTCGCCGCAAGTGATGTGTGTGTAGACGCTCATGTGTGTCTCCCTTGCTGTTGATGTGTTGTCGCACACCGTGACACACGTTGCAACAGGAAAGTTGCAATTCGCAACACATCATGCGACATAGCAGCATGAACGAGACGCCAAAACAAATTTACGATCGGTTGCGCGGAATGGGCTTAGGTCATTCCTACGCCCACCAGCTGGCCAACAAGAAGCGTACGCCTAGCTTACAGCTTGCCTTTCAGATCGCCGACGCAGCCAAAATACCGCTCGAGCATTGGAGACCCAGTGGCCATTAAGGCAAAGTCCAAGGGCTCACGCGGTGAGACAGAGCTGCTTAAGCTCCTTGAGCGTGTGCCTGGCGTGACGGTGCGTAAACAGCCGGCATCCGGTGCATTCGGGACTCGCATCGGGTCCGCCGGCCTGCAAGGCGATCTTCGCATGGTGTTCGGGGATCAGACCTTCCGTGTAGAGGTCAAACGCCGGAAGCTTCCGCCCATGACGCTCGAAAAATGGCTGGCGGGTGTAGAAATTCTGGCCATCAGGGCCGATCACGGTGATTGGCGGTTCTACCTCGAGGAAGACACGTTCCTGCATCTCTTGAGTTTGGCGGCAGAAAAATGAAAACGCTCGGTCAGCTTGGCAAATTCGAATGTCACTGGCCGGTGTTACAGACCGATGAGCATTTATTTTGCGCTGAACCTACCGGGGGGAAAATATATTGCCCGTATCACATGACGAGAGCATTTGTGCAAACGACCTGGCAGGGCGGGATGAAGGACCTGGAGCACCGCAGGATCAGGCGGTGGTCCTGAGAAAAAAACTAATAGACGAAGCTGTCCGCCGTGCCATCTACAGCCGCCACGAGATCAAGCTGAAACAGACCGCCAGGGCGTGGGCCATGTCCGGTTACGTAACGCTGGAGGTGCAGGTGCTATGCGCCCGAGTGCGATGGCACTGGCGGAACGTCGTCGGAGCCTAGCACTTCTTCGCCTTTTTCATGTCCTTCTTGGACGGCTTGGCACCCTTCATGGCCTTCATCTCAGAAGCCTTCATGAGCGGCGTTTGCTTCGAGCCTTTAGCTTTCATGGGCTTTTTCATGGCTTGCCTCTCTGGGAGAATTGGAAGATGTTAGGGCGAAGGGGCCGAGTTTGCCGCTCGACCCCTTCTGAAACAAACCGCCATGCACCGGCGATTGCTAAAAGCCTTCAGATGATAGGCGAAGAGCGTCTGCCGGACAACCGTAAAGGTGTCCGATGAGCATTGAAGCCATAGCCCAAGCCTTCAAGGTCAAGGGTTTATCACCCCCCGAAAAACTGACGCTAATTGCCTTGGCGAACTACGCCAACCAAGACGATCAGGCGTGGCCGTCCCAACATAAGATAGCCGACATCACTTGCCTCTCACTGGCCAGCATCAAGCGGGCGCTAAAGGGTTTGGAAGAGAAGGGGCTTATCGAGCGGGAGCATCGGATTCGGGACAACGGATCTCGCACCACCGACCTGATAAGCCTGCGCCTAGGTGTCACAGTGAGCTTTGGCATGGTGTCAGAGAGACACCCCCCCCCGGTCAGAGTGACACCCCCAGAACCATCATTAGAACCTAATAAGATTACAACACTCTTGTCCAAGCCATCCGGCTTCGACGAGTTTTGGGATTTGTATCCAAGGAAAGTAGGGAAGGGTGCTGCGCGGAAGGCCTACGCCACCGCCATCAAGAAACACCCACCTGACCAGATTTTAACCGACCTTAAACGATTGCTCCCCACACTCACCGCCAAGCCAGACTTTATCCCCCACGCCAGCACATGGCTGAATGGGGAACGCTGGGACGATGAACGCCAGGATCAAACACACACCGGGTTCGACCTGGAGGCACACAACCGCCGGCAGAAGGAATTGCTGGCTATGTATGAAAGAGGAGAAGGTCTCAGTGCATGAGTTCCATAACAAGCCTAACCCCGGCATGCCGCTGTTCGCTGGCCCATCAGCTCTGCGGGAAGAGATGATAGACCTTTACGGCATCGACTGGGTTAGCAGTTATATTGACCCAGCTAGCTATCTGGTGGCTAAGAACACCATTGTGGCCCGTCATGCGTTTGCAATGTCGCGGATCCAAGAGAAGGCGGGGCAGTATCTGAAGGCCAAGGGCATCCGGTTGATCTTCTCAACCGTAAAGCCAGATCCGGTAAAGGTGGGTAAAAATGACCGACGCTGAGAAACAGAATTGGTATCGCTTCGCCAGGGCAGTCTGGCGCAGATACATGGGTTTACCGGAGGCCGGGATCTACCGCTCCAAGGTCAGGCCGCGCGGATTGGGTGAAACCAACAGGGCAGCGGAGGCGGATGATGCTCTCGATCTGGCGGGGTAACGTGGAACCGACCACACAAGAGCGCCACCAGCTGGCCAAGAAGGCCATTCGGGAGGTGGCGGAAGCTCACACGGTCAGTATGTCGCGGATGATGTCTTACGACCGCCATGCCGACATTTCAGCTATCCGGCACGAGGCAATGTGGAAAGCCAGGAAGGTTTCCGGTCTATCTTATCCCTTGCTCGGCAAGCTATTTGCGGGGCGCAATCACACCACAATCATCCACGGGGTCGCCGCCTATGAAGAGCGGCTAGCCCGTGATAAAGTGCGCAAAATCGATTTAAGGGTCTGACGATGGCGACGATTGACCAATTCAACAACCTGACCAACGTCATGACCACGGTCGGCGAGAAGAACAGCCTCGTCACCCAGTTCCCGCAGCGCATCCGAGACAACACCGGGCGACTCAAGATCACGTCGCACCAGAACGTGTACGAAGCTGACTTCGAATATTCCGGCCAGCCAATGCGCTGGGAGAACTACACGGCCGGCAATGCCACCATCACGCCGACCTCTAGCATCGGTGGTGTTCAGCTCTCCGTGACGACTGCTGCCGGTGACCTGGCGATTCGTCAAACCCGCCCCTATCACCGCTACCAGCCCGGTAAGACCATGTATATGGCCACCGGCTTTGTGTTCGGTGGTCCTGCGACAAACCACATTGAGCGGGTCGGGTTCCTAGACGATGGCAACGGCATGGCGTTTCAGATCCAAACGCCCACCGTCACTAACCCAACTGGCATGTGCGTGATGTACCGCTCGGACATCCGGGGCGTTCCTTACGACACGGTGATACCGCTCAACCAATGGCAAGACCCCTACGGTGTGGCTCAGTCCCTAAACTGGCAGCAAATCCAGATGATGTGGATGGAGTTTGCCTGGTACGGCGCCGGCCTCATGCGCTGGGGTGTGATCCTCAATGGCGAACCCTACACTCTCCACCAGATCGGCCAGGGCAACGGCGGTCAAAACATCCCGTGGGCCCGGACTGGCAACCTTCCGGTGCGCTATGAACTTCGCAACACCGGCACCGTTGCCGCTGCGCAAACCATGAACCACTGGGGTGTGTCGGTGGTCGTGGAAGGCCAACGGGACCAACAGCGCGGGTTTACCTACGGCTACGGCATGGCCGCCGGTACGCCGACCCGCTCGCCTGGATCCGCTGCAACTCGTTACCCGCTGCTGTCGCTGCGCTATCGTCCCATGGGCACGATGGAATATGGGGTTGATAGCAACTACTCCGGCGCTAACGGTACGCTGCCGGCCAACGGCGCGGCAATCACGGCGGCCAGCTCGACCGCGACCGCTTCGACCATTGTGCTTAACAGCACCCCGTTGACCCCAAACGTTTGGGTTGGAAAATACATCTACTGTCGAGGCGCTACGGCATCCATCACCGGCATCACGATCACGAGCGGCGTTGCCACTGCCACCACGGCGGCCAGCCCCAACTATCTCACGGTGGGCCGATGGGTCATCATCGCAGGGGCAACTGCAACCGGCACCATTAACGGCCAGGTGCAGATCACTGGCGTCACCGCAAACACGTTCACGTTCAACACGACGGCCAGCGGCACGGTCACTGGCACCATCACCTATCAAACGGGTTTCGGCACTGTTGGCCGCATCATCGCCAACACGCAGAACACGCTGACCGTGGTGGACAACGTGCAGGGCGGCCCGCTTCCCGTTCTGCCGGCCAGCTCAGGAAATTACATCCTCGGCATGATCGACCGTGGCCAGATTCTCCCGCAGACCTTGCAAATCTATTCGTCGGCTAACTGTACGCTGGAACTCATCAGCTCGACCTACTCCTCGCCGGTGACGCTGACGGGTGCCAGCTTCGCGACCATGTACAGCCTCGGCAGCTTGAACAGCTTCGGTGAGCGGGATGTTAGCGCCACGGCACTGACCGGGGGAGAGGTGGTGTATAACGCGCCGCTGCCGTCTGGTGGCCTCCAAACTTACGACCTTTCCCAGTTCTTCCCGCTGTACAACAACGTACAGGGCAACCAGCCGGACATCCTGACAGTGGCCATCACTACGCCGTCTGGTTTCGCTGGAACGGTGGGCGCTTCGCTGATCGCTCAGGAAGCTATGAGCTAATTGCGGAAACGTCTTTAACGGTTTATTATCAACCAAAGATTAGCGCCCGCCGGGCAGGAGTTTATGACATGTCCATTCTTCACGACGCGCCCGGCTCGACGAACCGCCATAGCGCCAAGCACGGCAAGGGTCTTTCCATCAAGACCCAAATGTCCTCGCCTCACAAGAACCACGTGGGCAGCGGTTCGCGTCCGACCAAGTCCATGCACCAGATCCAAACCACTAGCCCGCACCATCCCCGCATGCTGGACAGCCGCCACGTTCCTGGCGCTTTGGGCGTCTCCGGTTCCATGGGTCCGAAGCACCCCACCAAGCCGCACGGCGGCATGAAGATGAAGTCGAAGTAATTCTAATTTAGACGGTGTTTAGATGGGCGTTAGTGGCAAAGGCAACCCGGCAAACCTGACACGCGCAGGCATGGGACGGCCTAAGGGTTCGCTTAACAAGGCAACCGTTGACATTAAGGCTTTAGCCGCCAAGCACGCAGAGGAAGCCTTCCGGGAACTCGCCCGGTTGGCTACCGAAGCAGAGAACGAAGGCACCAGGGTCGCTGCTATTAAAGAGCTGCTAGACAGAGGTTATGGTAAGTCCCAGCAGTCTGTCGCAGTGGGACAGGATCCGACGCTGATGCCGATGGGTGTGGTGGAACTTCCTCGAAAGGATTCGCCCCGAGATGTTTGACGAATTCAACACCGAAGGGCTGTATGAGCCTGACCTGTCGGTTCTCAATGCCGCGCTGGCAGTTCGCATGGCGCGAGGCGAGAACCAGGACGAGGCAATGATGCTCCTGGCGGAGATGTGGCAGCCAGAAGCTACAGTGCAGAACCTGATCTAATGCCGCTCAAAAAGGGCAAGTCCCGCAAGGCTATCAGCTCGAACATCAAGAGCGAGCGCAAAGCTGGCAAGCCGTTAAAGCAGGCCATTGCTATTGCACTGAGCCAAGCCCGCAAGGGTAAGTAGGGTTAAATCCGTATTTTGCCCGCCACCAGTGCGGATAGGTGTTGACTGATACGGATACGACCCGTATAAAGGTCACATCAACGGGGCAGCGCCCCACCAGATAGGACAGAGCAAATGATTAACATTCTTAATATCAGCCTGATTCAAATCAAAACCGACAAGCGCGGTCGTGAATTTGCCCAATATTGGCACGCTATTAACGCCCGGTGGATTCGCTGCAATCTTGAAGACGCCAAAGCGGCGTTGTCTTGTCAAATGGAAAATGGACAATGATGCCTACAATTCCAATGATTTATTTCTATCAAAACCAGCGGCTTGACGAAATGACGCGAGAAGAATTGATTGAAGCGGTAAAATTTTTGGGCACAGAGCTTGTGCGGTCTTTAGAAAAACAGCGGACCGACGCTGATTTTATTTTAGAAATGTTTCGGGCCAAAGCTAATGAACGGTGACGAACTTAACTCCGCCAGGGGCCGTTTAGGCGACCTTTGGAACCTTGGCCGGCCTGTCTCCATGGCGGAGATGGGTCGCGCCTTGCGTCTGGGTGGGCGAGATCCTGGCGAGAGTATCCGCGACTATGAGCGAGGCACCACCCGCATCAGCGGCCCGGTTTCCGTTGCCGTTGAAATGATGCTAATGGGTATGCTGCCACCTGATGGAATCCCGCGCCGGCCATGATCCCGACCGTCTGGACACCGACACCACGGCAGCATGAGTTCCTCGCAGCGCCAGAGGATGAGGTCCTGTATGGCGGCGCAGCTGGGGGCGGCAAGACCGATGCGCTCATCATGGATGCGCTTGGCTGGGATGCCTACACCAAGCCTGAGTATCGCGCCCTGATCCTTCGCCGGACCTACCCAGAGCTAAAGGAAGTCGTGGACCGCACCAGGGCGATCTATCCGGTGATCTGCCCGACTGCGCAGTTCAACTCGCAGGGCAGCGAATGGCGGTTTCCGTCCGGCGCCCGCATTGAGTTTGGCTACCTTGACCGAGACAGCGACGTGCAGCGTTACCAGTCCCGGCAGTTCCAATGGATCGGCTGGGAAGAGCTGGCGCAATGGTCCTCGCCTCACGCCTACGAGTACATGATCAGCCGCTTGCGTGCTCCTGATCGGCTTGACGTGCCGGTCTACGTGAGGGCGACGTGCAACCCCGATGGACCAGGAGCGAAGTGGATCGCCGATAGGTTCGGCATCGGCCCGGAGGGTGATGCGACATTCACCCGCACGACATACGGGGACAGAACATGGAGCCGACGGTTCATCCCATCACGCCTGCATGACAATCCCCACCTGACAAACTCAGGCTATCGCGAACGCCTGATGATGCTCCCCGACCAGACCCGCCGCGCCCTGCTGGATGGTAGGTGGGATGAGCCTATTGTTGGTGGTGCGATCTACACCGACCAGCTCCAGGCGGCTCGCAATGAAGGCCGGATCACACGCGTCCCTGTTGAGCCTACTGTGCGAGTGGATACCTGGTGGGACCTCGGCATGCGCGATGCCATGTGCATTTGGTTCACGCAGGACGTGGGCCGCGAAATCCGGGTGGTGGATTACTACGAGTGCACGGGCGAGGGCTTCCCGCACTATGCAGCAGTCCTGGACAAGAAAGGATATCTGTATGGACGACACACGGCGCCGGCGGACATTGCTGTGCGAGAGCTTGGCACTGGCCGTTCTCGGATCGAAGCGGCTAGAGACCTCGGCATCAAATTTGAGACCGCGCCGTCGCTGGGGCTTGAGGACGGGATCCACGCAACCCGAATGCTCTTCCCCAAACTCTGGTTCGACGAGACGCGGTGCAAGGCTGGACTGGACGCGCTTAGCCATTATCGCCGGGATTATAATTCTCGACTTGGCGAGTATAAATCTAGCCCTGTCCATGATTGGTCTTCTCACGGCGCTGATGCGTTGAGGACGCTGGGCGTGGCTCACAAGATCGCTAGGCCAAAGACCCCGCCAGCTCTGCGGGTTACAACCTTGACCGGCTCTCAGGGGTGGTTGGGTGCATAAGGAGTTTCGCTTCTGGTCCGTGGTGCTTGGCTGTCATGCGGTCAGGCTGTCGATGTTTGACCACGCAGGGCAAGAGTACTTCATGGTGATCCCATTCCCCGAGGGCAGGACCTATCGCCAAAAGCGGGCGGAAGCGTTAGAATTGATTGAAGAGGCGATGCGCTTGGGCCTCGACCCTGGTGAGGTAGTCCCGTGGCCGAATTGAACAATCCCCGCAAAGCTCCCAACGACGGCAAGATCAAGATGCCGTCTGTCCAGGCGGGAATGAACAAGCGCGGCCCCATGATGGGCAAGGGCGACAAGAAGGCATACGACGACGACGAATGGGGCGACGACTGGAAGCCTCTGGGGACCGAGAAACGCAAGGAAGAAGAGACGCACGACGAGGTGCTGGAGCGCGCCCGCAAGCGCATGACCCGCTGCATCGACTCCGAATCTGACAACCGCAAGGCTGCGCTGGAGGATCTCAAGTTCAAGCGAGGCGAACAGTGGCCGGCTGACGTGGCTGCACAGCGTAACACCGACAAGCGGCCCTGTCTGACCATCAACAAGATGCAGACGTTCGTGCATCAGATCACCAATGACCAGCGCCAGAACCGCCCAGCCATCAACGTGTCCCCGGTGGGTGATCGCTCCGACCCCGACGCAGCGAAGGTCTATCGTGGCCTGATCCGCGCCATTGAACGCGAGAGCACGGCAGACATTGCCTATGACACCGCATTCGAGTCGGCTGTGTCCAATGGGTTTGGCTATTTCCGCATACGCACCGACTGGGAAGCACCGGACAGTTTTGACCAGGTGATCAAGATTGAGCGGATCCGCAACCCGTTCACCGTGTACCTTGACCCCGACCACCAGGAGCCTGATGGCGCGGACTGCAAGTATGCGTTCGTGACTGAGATGATCCCAATGGATGAGTTCAAGGCTCAGTATCCCGATGCGGACACTGAAGCCTACGACCAAGGCGGGATCGGCGACAAGTACAAGGAATGGTCCTCAAAGGACGGCATTCGGATTGCGGAGTATTTTGAAACCAAGATCGACATGGAGGACCTAGTCAAGCTCTCCAACGGCTACGTAGGCTGGAAGGATGATCTCGCCCAACGGACCAAGGACATGATCAAGTCCGGTGCGCTGGAGATCGTGGACGAGCGCAAGTCCGAGAAGCGCAAGATCAAATGGTACAAGATTACCGCCACCGAAGTGCTAGAGGAGTCTGAATGGCTCGGCCTGTGGATACCCATCATCCCCGTCATCGGCGAAGAGATCGATATCGAGGGCAAGGTATTTTACAGCGGCGTCATTCGAAACGCCAAAGACCCCCAGCGGATGTACAACTACTGGAAGACAAGCGAGACCGAGTTGATCGCTCTGGCTCCGAAGGCTCCGTGGATTGTGGAAGAGGGCCAGATCGAAGGGTACGAGGAACAGTGGCGCTCGGCCAACGTGAGGAACTATCCTTACCTCCCGTACAGAGGTGTGTCGCTGGGTGGGACGCTCGCCCCACCCCCGCAACGTCAGCAATTTGCGGGCGTACCTGCGGGTGTTGTCCAGGCTGCACAAGGCGCGGCTCAGGACATGATGGCCACGACCGGGATTCGCTTTGATGCCTCTCCTAACGAAAGGATGATGGATGAATCTGGTCGGGCTATTAGAGAGCTTCGCCGTTCTGGCGACCTTGGCTCGTTCCACTACATGGACAACCTGGCACGTTCGCTGAAGCATTGCGGCCGGCAGCTCATCGACCTGATCCCGAAGATTTACGACACCAAGCGCCAGATCACCATCCTGAGAGAGGACGACAAGGAAGAGAAGGTGGTCATCGACCCCTCCGCCAATCTTCCTTACCAGGAACAACCCGGCCCGAACGGCAAGAAGATGAAGGTGTTCAACCCGACGATCGGCAAGTTCGGTGTGACGGTGGACATCGGCCCGTCCTACGCCTCCAAGCGCATTGAAGCCAGCGAGAGCATGATGGACTTCGTCCGTGCCATGCCGCAGACCGCCCAGCTCGTCGCGGATCTCATCGCCAAGAACCAGGACTGGCCGGGTGCTGAAGAGATGGCAACCCGTCTGGCCAAGGCTGTGCCTGCCAACCTGATGGGCCAGGACATGAAGGACATCCCGCCGCAGGTGCAAGCCATTATCAACAACATGCAACAGGAGCTTAAGGCAGCACAAGCCCAGCTCCAGCAGGCCGCGTTCCAGCTTAACGACAAGCAAAAGGACCGCGACATCATGATGGCCAAGATCAATGCGGACTTCGAAGTCAAGCTGATGGCCATCATCCAGAAAGCCGAAGACAGCATGAACAAACAGGTCGGATCCAAGATCGAGGACCTGGCACAAGGTGTGGCGCAGCTGATGTCTGCGTTGCCGAAACCGCAATCAGGCGGGCAAACAGAAGGAATGATGAATGCCGGATCAACTCGCAACGACGATGGAAGCAACCCCCAAGGCGGGGCCTCCGACGTCAGCGACCTCGGACTTCCCCCAGTTCAAGGCTAACCCGACTGGTCAAGTTGACGACAAGCCGGAAAAAGAGGATAAGGCAGATACTGCTGAGAAATCCGCAGGCGAAAGTCCAAAGGACGACAAGTCCGATGGCACACCGGCTTGGTTGAAGCGCGAAATTACTATTGAGCGCAACAAGAGGCGGGCGGCTGAAGAGAAGGCCACGCAACTCCAGCAGGACCTCTCTCGTGCTTTGGAAGCTATCAGCACCAAGGCCGAGGCGAAGAAGGTCGAGACGGACGATCCCCGCCCCGCGCGGCATCAGTTCGACGACCCTGATTCGTATGACGAGGCTCTGATTAACTGGTCCTCACGCCGAGCTGAACAGCTTGCGAGGGCAGAGGAGCGGCAACGGGTTTCTCAGGAAAGCCAAAAGGCTCAGATGGAGCGCACACAGGCTCAATGGTCTGATCGCCGCGCAACGTTCATGGCTGACCACCCCGACTTCGAGGCGGTTGCCGAACGCGACGATCTCCAGATCAGTCTGCCGATGGCGCAGGCCATGCTTGAGTCCGAAGACGGTCCCGCTGTCGCGTACTATCTCGGGCAGAACCCCGAGACTGCGGCAAGGATTGCCAAACTGGACCCGATCCAGGCTGTTCGTGAAATTGGGAAGATCGAAGCCCGGTTGAGTGCTCAGTCTGAAGCACCGACGCCGAGCCGCAAGCCTGATCCAATCAAGCCTGTTGGTTCGCGTTCCAACGCCGGTCCCAAATCTCCCGACCAGGAAACCATGGAGGAGTACGCTGCAAGGCGAGCCTCCGAAATTGCTGCCTCTCGTCGCCGTTAAGCCTCGGACATCCGGGGCGTCATAAGGAAGCCTCGGATGTCTAACAACGCTCTTCTTAATCCTAGCGTCATCACCAAGGAGACGCTGGTTATCCTCGAAAACAACCTGGTCGCCGCCGGTAAGGTGAACCGCCAGTTCGAGAACCAGTTCGTCAAGATCGGTTCCTCGGTCACGATCCGCAAGCCCAACCGCTTCCTCGTGTCCTCGGGTCCGGGCCTGTCCATCCAGGACATCAGCGAACCGTCCACCAGCATCACGATCTCCAACCAGAAGCACGTGGACTTCCAGTTCTCGTCTCAGGATCTGACGCTCACGGTGGAAGAGTTCTCCGAGCGGTACATCAAGCCGGCGGCTGCCGAACTGGCCAACCAGCTGGACTACGACGTTCTCCAGAACACCACCTCCCTTCAGAACTGGGTCGGCCCGCAGGGTGCTGGTACGGCTCCGAACAGCTTCGCCGCTCTGGCCGCTGTCGGTCAGCGGATGGACGAAGGCGCTGTGCCGCAAGACGGTCGCGTTCTGGTGCTGAACCCCGCCGCCTACTGGGCGCTGGCGAATGCGCTGATCGGCGTGTACGTGAAGTCGGTGGCTGAACCGGCCCTGAAGGGTTACTTGGCGAACATCGCCAACTTCGAGATCTACGAAGACCAGAACGTCGCCAACCTGACCAACGGTAACTATGCCGGTACGGGCGTGGTCAACGGCGCCAGCCAGACCGGTTCCAGCCTGGTCACCAACGGCTGGACGGCTTCGCGCACCAACATGTTCCTCGGCGGTGAAGTCATCACCATTGCGGGCGTGTATGCGATCAACCCGAAGTCCCGCAAGTCCACTGGTGCTCTGCAAAACTTCCTGGTCACCGGCCCGGTCTCGTCGGATGCGAGCGGCAACGCCACGCTGCCGATCTACCCGGCCATCAGCACCACGGGTGCCTACCAGACCGTGTCGGTCTCGCCTGCGAACCTCGCCGGTGTGACGGTCATCTCCGGTTCGGCCAACGTGACCTACCCGCAGAACGTCGGCTTTGTGAAGGATTGCTTCGGTCTCGTCACCGTGCCGCTGGAGCTGCCGGAAGGCGTCGACTTCAAGGCTCGCGAGACCTACAAGGGTATCTCGATGCGGATCATCCGGGCTTACGACATCAATAACGATGTATTCCCAGCGAGAATCGATATCCTTTACGGCACCACCACCTTCTACCCCGAACTGGGCGTGCGCCTGACCGGCTGATTGAGGCAAAGATGTTCGAACGGAAAAAGATGCCTAAAGGGTGGAAGTCGCCCTTCAAGGTGGATCTCTACCAGGTTGTCGTCGAGCGGACTGAGGATGGCCGTGTCCTCCCGGTCGGCCCGATGGCAACCAAGGAAGTGCTTGGTCCGTTCAAGGACGCCATTGCTCAATCCATCAAGACCGGCATGGAAACACGCTGGTCCAACCCGCAGATGCTGCTCGTAAAGCCCTCGTAAGGAACCAGAACCATGCCCGTCGTCTCCGCCGCCTCCACTGCCACGAAGGGTCCGAAGCAACTTTCGGATCAGAACAGCCAAGGCACTGTCCTTGGTGCCTCGTCCACCGACCTGATCGGCTTCTACGGTGCCAACCCCGGCATCGTGCAGCCGGCCTCGCAAGGCTCCCTGAAGGGCTATGTGGGTGTGGTGACCACCTACGCTGTGACGCTGACCCCGGTGTCTGTTGCCGCCAACACGGCTGCTGAACAGACCCTGACGGTCACGGGTCTTGCCACCGGCCAGCTGGTCGTGGTGACCAAGCCCACCACGCAGGCGGGTCTGGCTCTGTCCCCGTCGGCTCGCGTATCGGCCACCAACACGCTGGCGGTGAACTTCGCCAACGACACGGCGGCTGCCATCACCCCGACTGCCGGTGAAACCTACCTTGTCACCGCCATCCCGGCCACCATGCTGCTGACGGCTACGCTCACCCCGACGGCGGTGGGTCCGAACACGGCCATTGAACAGCAGTTCACGGTGTCGGGTCTGGCGGCTGGCTCGCCGGTCATCGTCAACAAGGCGGCTTCTCAGGCTGGTCTGGCCGTCCTCGGTGCTCGCGCCGTGGCTGCCAACACGCTCGGCATCACCTACCAGAACCTGACGGCTGCAACCATCACGCCGACCGCTGCGGAAAGCTACCTGATCTACGCCTCGCCCGAGATTCAGGTTGCTCCGGTGCTGAAGACCGTGACCGCCACGCTGACCCCGACCTCGGTGGCTGCGAACACCACGGCGGAACAGACGTTCACCGTGCCTGGCATCAACGCCAACATGCAGATCTACGTCAACAAGCCGACCTTCACCACGGGTCTCGGCATTGGTGGTTATCGCGTGTCGGCTGCGAACACGGTGGCGATCACCTACGTCAACAACACTTCGGCGGCGATTGTGCCTCCGTCGGAAACCTACACCATCGGCGTGTTCCCCGGTGCGGTGCCTGCGGCTGGTTCCTCCACCGCCTACACCAGCATGAACGGTGGACCGACCGCTGACCACGCGGCTCTGGTTTCGCTTGGCTTGGTGGCTGCGCCGTAATACTGTCTCGGGGTGTGTTCCTCCCCGACTGGATATCCACCGTGACCTACGTGATTTTCGCGACTCCCTCGTTAGATCACAAAGTCACGGTGGATTTTTTGCGTTCAGCCCTGGCTACAGACGCAGCCTGCGAGAAGGCCGGGTTCACCAGGGGCTGGGCTCAGCGATGCGGTGACCCGTTCATCGCAAAGGCCCGCAGCAAGATGGTGGCGGAGTTTCTGGACACGCCTGCGGCTACGGATCTCTTCTTCCTTGATGACGACCTCGGCTGGCCGGCACACAAGGTCATTGAGTTTTTGAACCGCCCGGAAGATGTGATTTGCGGCGTGTACCCGAAGAAACAGGACAAGCCCGACTGGCCGGTGTCCTTGGCGGCTCATGCAGACACCCGCAAGCTGGTGGAACGTGATGGCCTGATCATGGCAACGCATGTTCCTACAGGTTTCCTGCGTATCAAGCGCCATGTGCTGGAGGACCTGTATTACAAGGCTCCGGTGTTCCGTGACGTGGAGATCAGCGGCGAGCGTGTGAAATACCACGCCGTGTTCAACTCAGGCCCAGGTGCGGACGAATGGTGGTGGGGTGAGGACTATGCGTTCTCCAACGCACTCACCGCTGCCGGCTATGAGATGTGGGTTGATCCTGACATTGCCTTTAAGCACCGTGGGTCCAAGACGTGGACCGGCACACTGACCGATGGTGTTTCCACCTTCAGAGACCGGGCGAGGACTATCGATGGAACACAACGAGTACCCGAAGCACATGCATCACCCGCACAGCCAGCGGGGAAAGACGGAAAAGGTCGAGGAATACCTTTCCGACAAAAAGGCAAACTGGCAAGGCACGCCCGATAAATATCCGCCGGTCTTGGTGTATAATGTGGACCAGGAGGAGCAACACCGCGCCCAAGGATATTACACCATCGGATCGTCTTCGCCGGAAGCCTTCGCCCAAGCAGCGGCAATTCCTCCTGCACCGGACTACATTCCCGAGGAGTATCCCAAGTGGGTCGGTGACAAGCTCGTTCACAGTGCCGAGGAAGAGCGTGAGCTGGCTCCGAAGCGCGGTAGGCAGAAAGAACCGTCATGACCGTAAACGCAGGCCAGCTGATCCTAGACGCACTCCAGAAGCTTGGGGTGTATGCCGCGACGGAAACTCTCAACAGTTCCGACGCGCAGCTGGGCCTGAACGTCCTCAACGACCTTATGGACTCATGGTCAAATGAGAACCTTGTCACGTATGCCAACCTGGAACAGTCCTTCACTCTCGTTCCTGGCACCGCTGTGTACACGTGTGGAACGGGGGGGACGGGCGTATCCGTTCGCCCCCTTCGCATTCCTGAAGGACCAGGTCGAGCGCGGATCCGCGACACCAACAACAACGACTATGACATGGCGGTCATTGATCAGACCCAGTGGAACCTGATCGGTCTGAAGACCAACAGTTCCAACATACCCGACACGCTGTTCTATGACCCTCAATATCCGCTGGGGATCATCAACATTTTCCCGGTGCCTCAGATCAGCTACACGCTGTATTTTGACAGCTACCTCCAGCTCCAAGAGTTCCCGACGCTCTCGACGAACATGTCGCTGCCGCTGGGCTACAAGCTGGCAATAACGACAAACCTCGCCCTTGAGCTTCAGCCCTACTTCACCGACGCGGAAGCCAACCCGCTGTTGGTGCGTTCCGCAGCCAAAGCGCTTGGCAACATCAAGCGGACGAACATGACGCCGATCAAGGCGGTGTTTGATCCGGAGATCGTGAGCCGCGCATCTCCGACTTACAACATCTACCGAGATCGCGCCGGAGGAACCTGATGGGTGAAGTCATTTCGCCGTTTGGCAGAGTTCCTCCCGGCACAGCAGACGCTGACATCGTGGCGGATCTCGAACGCATTCTGGAAGAAGCCAAGCGTGGCGAGATTGTGGCCATCGCTTACGCCTACGCGGCTCCCAACAGGGACACGACGCTAGGCTGGTGTCATGGGGACAATGCGGGCACGCATGTCATGCTGGCGGCTTTGACGGGCTTGCAGGCAAGATATCTCAACCATTGGATGGAGGGTGAATGAAGACGCCCTTCCTCGGCACAGCTTACGTCTCCCGCTCGCGGGACCTATCGCTTGAGCAGTGCATCAACCTCTATCCTGAGATCGTAGAGACCAAGCAAGGCGCACAGGTCGGTGCGTTCTATGGCACACCGGGTCTGGATCTCCTGGCAACGGTGGGCAATGGCCCCATTCGCGGCATGCTGACCTTCAACGGCAACCTCTACGTGGTGTCGGGGACGGGCGTTTATATCGTCACTTCAAACTTCAACGTGTCGCTGCTTGGGAATATCGCCACGGGCTCCGGTCAAGTCTCCATGATCGCCAACGCAACCCAAGTGGCGCTGTTTGATGGCATCGGGGGATATAGCATCGTCAACGGTGCGCTTAACTCCATCAGCCTGCCCTTCAGCAATCCCGGCCTTGCGGTGTACCAGGACGGCTTTGGTGTGGTCAGCCAGAACGGCACATCCAATATCTGGCAATCGTCCATCAACGACCTGACCAGCTGGCCGGCGCTGAACTACGGCGTCGAAAACGGCAAGCTTTCGAACATCGTCGGCATCGGCGAGCTTCACCGGCAGATATACGTGTTCAAGGAACGCGGGACGTTTGTGTGGGTGAATGCTGGGTTATCCCCGTTTGCCTTCCAGCGCCTAGACGGTGTGTCGCTTGAGATTGGGTGCATCGCACAGGGTTCGATCTGCAATGTTGGTGACAACCTGCTGTGGCTCTCGCAGAACGACCAAGGCCAGGGCGTGGTCTACCTTGCCAATGGATACCAACCGGAGCGGGTCTCAACCCATGGCATGGAATACGCCACGGCTCAGTATCCCACGCTGACGGACGCCATCGCCTATGCCTACCAACAAGAAGGCCATTACTTCTACCAGATCACTTTCCCGTCGGGTAATGAGACCTGGGTGCTGGACCTCACCGCAACGAGACAGTTGGGTTATCCCGCTTGGCACAAACGGCTTGCCTTCAGCAACGGCAACTTCTCCCGGCACCAGACGGCCACCTGTCAGTTCTTTGCGGGCAAGGTTGTGGTGGGGGATTACAACGTTGGCAACCTCTACGCCTACAACCTCAACACCTACACTGACGCCGGTCAGCGGCGGAAATGGTTGAGGAGCTGGCGGGCGCTGCCTCAGACGACATCCAATGCGTTTCGGATCTCTTGGCTTGAGATACAGGCTGAGACGGGTGGCATTTCAACGGTGGACAATCCGCAGATGATGCTGCGCCAGACGTTTGACTCGTCCAGCTACACGTCGGAGTTCTTCCAGCCTGTCGGTCTGATCGGTGCCACCGCACAGCGCATCAAGTTCAACCGGCTGGGGATTGAACGGCGGGGCTTGAGTCAGGATCGGGTGTTTGAGCTATCGTCGAGTGATCCCTATAAAGTGGCATTGCTGGCAGCAGAGATTGGCTGATGGTTGTCAAGGTATCCCCAGTCGCGCCTAGCCCATGGGTGCAGCCCAATGGTCAGCCGGTGCCGGCCTACTATCAATACAACGTCACGCTGGCCAATGCGGTGAGCAATTTGCAGAAGTCCTGTTCTGCTATCACCCCGCTGCCAGCCAGCCCAACCACCACGCAGATTGTCACTGCGGTCAACGCCATCATCGCGGCGCTAACGGGTCCATGAGCACACCGTTTTTCATCACCGGCTTGCCCAGATCTCGGACGGCTTGGTTCTCT